ACCAACCATCGTTGCCCAGAAAGCCGATGAAAGAAACAAGAATTTGGATACTTATATCTTCGGACTTTACGGAGATGTTGGAGCAGGTAATAGAGTTGGAACAGACGCAGATGACGCAACTACAATTACGATTACCGCTGTCACAGGAGCGTTTGTAGTCTCTGGTGGAACACCAGTCACTTCCGCTTGGGTTGGTCGAGGTATTAAAGCTGTCGGTCATTCCAAATGGTATCGTGTTAAATCCATATCCAGCACGACCGAAGGATTTATTGAAGATGACTTGGATGATGTTTCTTCTGCCTATACTGGTGGAGCAATCTCAGGAGCAAGTTATGTTGTCGAAGCTATCTCAGTCTTAACAATCACGACCGCTAATTTACTCCAATATGTGAGTAAATTGAAAGAGAAATTGGACATTGCCGAAAGATATGGTTATTCCTCAGTCCCAGATTCAGATAGGTTCTTAATTGTCCCGCCTGAATTCGAGAGCGTCTTAGTTAGAGCCTCTGGAGTTGCCCTTCATGTCCCAGAAGTTTATCAGGAATTGGTTAAAAAAGGATTCATTACTGAACTACAAGGATTCAAAGTCTTTAAATCAAATAGACTAACTGGAAACAACACCGATGGATTCAGAGTCTTAGCTATCCAAAAGAACTGGATGACTTTTGCCGAGAAACTCTTATCCGCTGACCTTGAAGAAGACATTACTGGTGATTTTGGAGCGGCTTACAAAGACCTATTCGTTTACGGAGCTAAAGTCACAGATGCTCGCCGACACTTCGCCGCCGAAGGTTTCTGGAAGTTTAGTTAATAACTAAATACATAAGTCAACAACTTGGGAGCTTTGGGAAACGGGTTCTCCCGAATCCCACTTAAGCTCTTTTTTTATTGTTAAAAAGGAAAAATGATATTTGAACTAAAATCAGATTTACCAAAAGAAACACAGGTCGAACTTGACCGAATTGAAGCTATTGGGAGTTCTTACCGAACTACCCTAGAAGCGGCTTTTTTGACGGCTTTAACTCCTTATCTTACTAACGCTGTTATCAGATATGATGATGACGACATGATTATAGAAGCAGAAGGTAATACTTTACCGACTGGTTATGAGGGTTTTAGAAAAGGGGCGAAGTTCTTTGATTTAGATAAGTCAGACATGAATGTTTATATTAACATTGGAGATGAAACTTCAGCTTCTTGGGCTTTGGTTGAAGCTAAATTTGTGTCCGAATCACCATCGCCAAGTTTATCCAAATCTCTATCTCCGTCAATTTCGGAGTCTTTGAGTGCTAGTGTAAGCCCATCATCTAGCGCTTCGCCATCAGCTAGTAAATCGTTAAGCCCATCCCTTAGTCAAAGTTTATCTATCAGTCTTTCGCCATCAGTATCTAAGTCTTTGAGCCCGTCTTTAAGTCAAAGTTTATCTATCAGTTTATCCCCATCAGTTTCTAAATCCTTATCATCCTCATTAAGTGAAAGTTTGAGTATTTCTTTATCGCCAAGCCTTTCGCCATCATATAGTGCTAGCCCTTCAGCATCAGAATCGTTGTCTCCTTCTTCTAGTGCTAGTCCGTCACTCTCACCGAGTTTATCTAAGTCTTTGAGTCCATCTTTAAGTGCTAGCCCTTCTGCTTCGAAGAGTTTGTCACCATTCCTATCGGAGTCTTTAAGTGCCTCTGTTTCGGAATCATTATCAAAGAGTTTAAGTCCGTCACTCTCAGAGAGTTTGTCTGCCTCAGTGAGTGTTTCTTTATCTGAATCTCTTAGTCCGTCGGCATCAGCCTCACCTTCAGTTAGTGAGTCTTTGTCTCCGTCAATTTCGGTCAGCCTTTCTCCATCAATCAGTGTTTCTTTATCTGAGAGTTTATCTCCGTCAGCTAGTGCTAGTCCGTCAGCGTCAGAGTCTTTATCACCATCAATCAGTGTTTCTTTATCTGAAAGCCTTAGTCCGTCATCATCTGAGTCTCTCAGCCCATCGGCAAGTGCTTCACCATCGGCATCTGAGTCTCTCAGCCCATCGGCATCAGAATCACTTTCCCCAAGTGTATCTGTCTCTTTGTCTAAATCTTTAAGTATTAGTCTATCACCGTCTTTATCTGAAAGTTTATCGGCTTCGGTTAGTAAATCGCTTTCGATTAGCCTTTCACCATCGGCATCTGAATCTTTATCAGCCTCAGTCAGTAAATCTTTATCACCATCTATGTCTAAGTCTTTAAGTCCATCTTCAAGTTTATCGGCATCAGAATCTTTAAGCCCGTCAGTTTCAGCGAGTTCTTCAGAATCGCCTTCACCTTCCTTCCCAGAAGTTTAATCTTGTCTTCCGATAATTTCATATGATTAGATAGGTATATGAATGATATTGTGTCCGTCATCCTGCCAGCCAGAAACGAACCTTATCTGAAGAAAACAATTCAAGACCTTTTGGCGAAGGCCAGAGGAGAAATTCAGATTATCCCCGTTTTAGATGGCTATTGGCCTGCTTACTCCGATATTATTGACGACCCCAGAGTTGACTATCTCCATTTTGGCGAAGCTAGAGGAATGAGAAATGCTATCAATTCAGGGCGAAGAATAGCTAGAGGAGACTATTTAATGAAACTCGACTCTCATTGTATGGTCTCGGAAGGCTTTGATTTGGTCTTAAAGGGGTGTTGCCAGTATGATTGGGTTGTTGTGCCACGAAGATACCCTCTAGACCCTGAAAATTGGAAGATAGAAGAGAGAACCGACAATAAGTATCCTATTGATTATATGTATCTATCCCCTGACCTTCATGGTGTTGTTTGGAATGAAAAGAACCATGACCCAGAACTCAAAAAGAAAACAATCGACGAAGTTATGAGCAATCAAGGTTCGGTTTGGTTAATGCGTAAAACCTACTTTGATTGGCTAGAACTGATGGACGAGGAGCATTATGGCACATTTTGGGTTGAGTTTCAGGAAATCGGACTTAAGACTTGGTTATCTGGAGGTAAGGTCATGGTAAATAAGGATGCTTGGTATGCTCATTGGCATAAAACCGAGAGTCGGGGATACCATTTAACAAGTGCTGACGGAATTAAAGCCCAAGATTATGTCAAAAGATGGCTGACGGAAAAGGTTTGGCATAAACAAAGACATGATATTCATTGGCTGGTTGACCATTTTGCCCCTGTTCCTGGATGGAATAACCAGAAGGAAGAGGAGTTCAAAGGCGAGACAGATGGATTAAGGGAATTAGGAAAAGACGGGAAAAGGATTGAAGAGATTTAGTTCTTTAATAATTTAACGGAAAGAGGTAAAATAAAAGGGCTGGAGTGTTAGTCCAGCCCAATTATTCTAAAGGTAGTTCACCGAGTTCTTTTTGTATCCGTTCTCCCGAACACGATACTCGTCAGTCAAGCAATCATACCTTATTAAGAGTTCTTTTAATTTTAACCAGAATCTCTTATTATGAAAGCTCCTTCTTTTTCGTCTATCTCCGAAAAAGAAAACTCTTTGACTGCTACCTCTTGGTTGAGTCAGCCAATGACAGATTTCGTGTAAAAGAACCTGTTTATGGTCTTTCCCTAAAGTCCCTTCTCTAATAAAGATTATCCTTCTGCTTGGGGAATAATATCCTCTAGTAGAAGAATTAACTTTGGAAACAAACCATTTAAACTTAGGTTTCTTGCTCCGACCTTCATCTATACAAACTTGTGATAGAAGGTCAGTCGCCCATTGAGGTTCATTCATCTGTTCTTGGCTCTCCAGAGTATCTTTCTTTTACGGAAACATCGAAAGCAGATTGGTTTCTTACGATACAATCTGGCATTTCTGTTTTCGTAGCAGAATTGACAAATGGCAACCATTTTTTCACCTCCTTTCTGTTAATGTGCTGTTTAGATGGATACTTCCATCTATACTTTAATTATAAACCCGTTTTTTTTACGCTATGTCTACGCATAAAAAGATGTGGATAATAAATTTAGGTTTATGTGGATAAGTGCCTGTCAAGCGGTTTTTTGTTTTCACGGAGTTTTGAATTTAAACGAGTTTTTTACACAGATACAAAATAGGTTTGGAATCCTGCTTTTTTAGGGTAAAGACCTAACTATATCAAAGTATGGCTAGTAAATCCTTAGAATTCTACCAGAATATAACCAATAATGAGAATGAACACTCCAACCGAAAAGGGAGTGCTTTTTGGAATGAAGGCAAATGGGAAAACTTTATTGCTCCATTCCTACCAGAAGACTGCTCGGACATGGCTTTTATTGAAATAGGTTGTAATAACGGGCTATTTCTTAAGTTAGCTAAAGAAAAAGGTTTTAGAAATGTCATAGGGATAGAGGCTGATAAGAAAGCGGTTAAAAGAGGAATAGAATATCGGGATTCTTTAGGAATGGATTATAAGATTCTTAACAGAAGAGTTGGAGAAAACTTTAGTTTTGAGGAGTTGCCTGTTGCTGATTTCATTCTTATCTCAAATGTCCACTATTATTTTGATTTAGAGGATTGGTTTAAACTCTTAGACCAAATGATTCACAAGACCAGATATTGTTTAATCATCTCCCGACCTGTTGAACCAAACCATCATTGGAAACCAAGAACGGATATTACAGGGATTAAGTGGTATTTCCGCCATTGGAAGTCTCAGGGGGCTATTTATGGTCTTAAAAGCCATCATAAAGCCAAACGAGACCCATCACCTCGTGTCTTATGGAGTTTTCTTTTTGAAAGTGAGTTAAAAAGGGTTCAAATAGACGACCTTATTAAAGGAGCAGATGGGGATAATATCAAACTTGAAAGAGATAGCTTTATTGAAGAGTTAAAAAAAGGAATCAAACTTGAGGATACCAAATACTATCAGATTTGGCGAAAGAGAATGTCAAGGCGATGGGATGAGAAAAGAACAAAAGAGTTTGTTCAAAAGAAGATAGATTTAATCAATGATATGAGAGAAAACGGCATGAAAGAGCCGATTTTAGTCCAACTTAATAACAAACTGATTGATGGTGGTCACCGAACAGCGATTCTTAGGGATTTGGGATATAAAAGCATAATTACCAGACCAATATGAAGAACGATTTGACAATCATTTTTTACACGGCTAATTATTTGGACGAAAAGAATCCATATTTCTTGGAAAATGTTAAAAAACAACTTCTTAAGGCCGCCGGTGGTCTTCCCATTATCTCCGTTTCTCAAAAACCGATTGATTTTGGTCAAAACATTTGTGTCGGGGATATAGGTCGTTCTCATTTGAATATCTACCGCCAGATTCTCATTGGTTGTAAAGAAGCCAAAACAGAGTTTGTGGCAATGGCAGAAGACGATATTCTGTATTCCTGGGAACATTTCCATTCCCCGCAGTATTATCCTAAAAGTGAGGTCTTTTTATATGATATGAACAAACTTTCTCTTTTTACTTGGACAAAACCGCCAGTCTTTTCGTTCAGACACAATAGAGTGGTAGTCAACCAGTTAATAGCTCCCCGTAAAATGCTTGTAGAAGCCCTAGAAGAACGATTTAAGCGGTATGACGAGTTAAAAGCACAAGGAGTGCCAGAGGAGAAAATAATCCACTATTGGGGCGACCCAGGGCGTTACGAGAAGTATTTAGGAGTGACAGAGAGAAAGACTGATAATTTTATGTCAACCTGTCCTTCTATCGTCTTTACCCACGAATACGCTTATGGTTATGAGTTTAATCATGGTTCAAAGAAAAGAAAAGGTGATTTAAGGATTGTTGAGGTTGAGAAGTGGGGGCGGGCGGATGAGATTCTGAAATTGTATTATCCATCTAACAATGAGAAGGAATTGTGGGACAGACTAGCCGAAAAGAATGCCCTTTATTATATCAACTCCGACAAAGGTAAAGGGATAACGGAAGAAGAGTTCAGGAAAAGCGGTGGGGTTGATTATGTCCAATATATTACCAGCGACAAAATGATTATGGATAGGTTTAATCTTAAAGAATCAAGCATTTTGGAGATAGGTTGTGGAGTCGGAAGAATGACTGAGTATATGTCTTATGATTTTATGAGAGTAATTGGGATTGATGTTTCAGGGAAGATGATAGGCAAGGCAAAGGCCAGACTTCAAAAGAATAATATCGAGTTTATTGAAACAGACGGCAAGAAAATTCCTTTAGTTGATAATTGTATTGATTTGGTTTTCTCCTATCTTGTTTTTCAGCATATGAAGAATCGAGAGATAGTTGAGGATAATTTTAAAGAAGCCTATCGGGTTTTAAAACCACAGGGGTTATTTAAGGTCAGAATCAGGTCGGATAAAGTTGATTTAGACCATTGGTGGGGCGGAGTGGAATATACCGAGCAATCTATTGGTGAGTTGATTAAAAAGGTAGGATTCAAGTTATTAAAAACAGAGCCAGTCGGTAATTACGGCTTTTGGCTTTGGTTGGAAAAATGAACGAACTGACAATCATTTATTATACCTCTTGTAGAGAGGATGAGAAGCTAGAACAGAAGATAAGGGATAAAATCCTTGAAAATTGTGGTGGGCTTCCCATTGTTTCCGTTTCTCAAAAGCCTATAAACTTTGGACATAACATTTGTATCGGTGATGTTGGAGCTTGTAATCATAATCTATTTAGACAGATTCAAATTGCCTGTCAGAACGCTAAGACTTCTTATGTTATCTCCTGTGAAGCCGATTGTTTATATCCGCCAGATTATTTTCAATTCAAACCAGAAGATATAAACCAATGTTATCGCTTTACGCCTCTGTATATTTTAAATGAATGGGGAAAAGGTGAATATAAGGGTTTCTATCAGAAGGATGTCGCCCCTTTTGCTCAAGTCT